TAGGAAATCTCCGGGCAGATTGAGGAAAAGGAATCCACCGCTTTCACCCTCGGCCGCGCCGCCCACTCCCTGATCCTCGAAGGCCGCCGCGCTTTCGACCGCGACTTCATCGTCTGCAACGGCCCCGTCAATCCCCGCACCGGGGAGCCCTTCGGCAAGACCACCAAGGCGTATGCCGACTGGCTGGCGGAACAGGACCGCGAAGTCATCTCCGAGAAGGATTTCGGCTTCATCATGAAACTCCAGGCCGCCGTCTGCGTCCACCCAGAAGCGGTGAAGCTCCTCGCGAACGGCGAGGCCGAGGGCGTCGTCCGAGCCTGCTGCAACGGCGTCCCCTGCCAGATCAGGATGGACTGGTTCAACCCGGACTACGGCCTCGTCGACCTCAAGACCTGCGATTCCCTTCGCTGGTTCGAGTCCGACTGCCGCCGCTACGGCTACATCCACCAGATGGCATTCTACCGCATGGTTCTCCGTGCCGTCTCCGGCACAACCTTCCCGGTCTACATGATCGCCGTGGAGAAGAACGAACCTTTCTCCGCCGGTGTGTGGAAGCTGACCGACGAGGTTCTCGACCTCGCCGAGCAGACGAACAAGGCTGCGCTGAACCGCTACCGCGAATGCGACGTCTCCGGCATCTGGCCCACCGGCTACGAAGAAATCCGAATCATCGACACTCTCTAATTCCCTTCCCATAACAAACCCAACAAGGAAAAACCACCATGAACAAAACCACAAACCCCAAAATCGTTGTCGAACTCGTCGCCGTCACCCCTGACATGGCTCTCGAAATGCTTGAGAAGAACGACATGAACCGCAATGTCGATGAAAAGCGCGTCAGACAGTACGCCAAGGACATGAAGGCTGGGCTCTGGCAGATGAACGGAACGACTATTGTCTTCGCCGAAGACGGAACCCTGCTTGACGGGCAGCACCGTCTCTGGGCTATTACCGAAGCAAAAGTCACGGTCCAGCTCCTCATTGTCTACAATGCTAGCAAGGATAGTATCGTCACGCTCGACATTGGCAAGACCCGCACGGCCAGCAACATCCTTCAGATCGAACGTTCCGCGCACTCCGTCACAGCGGCTACGCTGACAAAGCTCCTCTGGCTCCACGACTTCGTTGACGGCAATCTCGCCCCGGCGACCTGTAGGATGGACGTCAGCAACGACATTCTTCGCACTTTCTACAAAGAACGCAGAGATTTGATCGAATGTGCGGCCGATCTTGCTGAACACGGCGCACATCATTTCGTTAAATCACACATGGCGTTGGCCTTCTGCGTTATCGGGTGCCATACCGCCCACCGCGACAAACTGAACTCGTTCTTCGACACACTCAAGACTGGATCCAACATCGACATGAAACATCCGATCATGACTCTCCGCAACAGGCTGCTCGAAAACCGCATGGGAGTCAGAGTCCTTTCCGTCCAGGAAACCCTCGCCGCCTACATCCGCGTGTGGAACGCCTACGTCCGCGGCAAAGACCTGACCGTCATCCGTTGGAACGCCAGCGAACCGATGCCGGAGGTGCTCTGATGGACAACACGGCTGAGAAAAAATACGACGACCGCATCTTCGTCACCAACGAATCCCTGACGATGGTCGATCCGGACACCGTGAAAACGGCGTCTCCCTTCAAAGACCTGTTCCCTCTTCGCCCGAATGACCTCGAAAAAGTCGAAGAGAGCATGAAAGCCGATGGCTACGATACGGCGCACCCGATCATCCTCTGGGCCGGACATGACCTGATTGTGGTCGATGGACATACCCGCCTGGCCGCCGCGCAGAAACTGATGTTCCCGCGGATTCCCGCAATCCGCAAAGACTTCAAAGACGAAGCTGAGGCTTTGGAATATGCCATCAAGTCCCAGGTCAACCGCAGGAATCTGGACGATGCCGAACTCCTCCGTTGCCTGACCGAGCTTGACAAACGCAAGAAAACCGGCCCCGCAAAAAGTTTAGCATCACGTGATGCTAAACCCGGCAAGAGCTCGGAACAGACCGCAAAACTCCTCGGCGTGTCCCAGGCGAAAGTCGAACGTCTCCGCACCGTGAATGACCATGCGACCGATGAGGTCAAGGAAGCCGTCAAGTCCGGCAAGATGTCGGCAAACAAGGCGTACAAGGCGACGATGGAAGCACGGCGTACCGCCGAACTGGCGAATGCCGATCCGAAAGAAATCAAGGCAGAGCGCCTGGCCGCGCTGGAAGACAGCCTCTGCGGATTGCATGCGTCCCGCATCGCCCGCGAACTGAAAGAATATCCAAACATCCGATATTCTGAAGCCGAACTGGACGAACTCACGTTGAGAATCGCTGCCAAACTCAAAACAGAACTTCAACACCTCAAAGGAAACAACTGACCATGAAGACAAACCCCGCCGCCGCTTCTGATGCCTGCCGAGACGTCGCAAACGGAGTGGCAACGACCATCAGAACCGACCTCATCAACACAGAGGAACCGTTCAAAAGCCTCTTCCCGATTCGCGAGGATGTTCTGGACAGGATCACTGACGATATGAAGCAGAACGGATTCGACTATGCTCAACCGATCATTCTGTGGGCGGGACATCACTTCACTGTGATCAATGGGCATATCCGCTTGATGGCCGCAAGAAAGCTCGGCATCTCCATGATCCCGGTCGTCATTCACGAGTTCGAAACTGAATCCGAAGCCATTGAATACGCCATCAAGTCCCAGCGGAACCGCAGAAACCTGACCGATGCCGAACTGATGTACTGCATCACCGTCCTCGACAGGCGCAGAGAACCCGGTTTCATCTATGGAGGCTCGCCTCGCATACACACTTCTGGGTATATCGGCTCCATTCTCGGCACTTCGCGGACGAAAGTCGAAGAAGTCCGCTCGCTCCTCAATCAGGCGACAGAAAAAATCCAGGAAGCCGTCAGGTCGAGTAGCCTCACCCTCTCCATGGCCTACAAAATCACATTGGCAAGAGTAAGGGCAGAGAAATACTGGGGCCGGAGACGCCCCCGTCGAAACAAGGCTTGCCGAGCCTCTTAATAACTCGTCAGGCTCCACCCGGGCTTCCTCCGCCTCACAGGGAAGGAAGCCGAACAACAGCTGAAATGTCTCAGCATCACATCCAACACCGAGCTCAACAAGCTCGCAAGGAGAATCATCATGTCTAAAACCGAAAAACAAATCGAGGTCGTCCCTGTTTCCGCAATGGCGACCGGCATTCCCGGTTCTTTTCTTTTTGACTACGATGTCGATAAGAGTGACTACATGTCCGCAAAGAAAGGAATCAACTGATCATGAGTATGCTTGAATCAATTCAGACCGGGCGCGAAAACAAGCCTCCGCGCCTCATGATATACGGTCAGGAAGGCGTCGGGAAATCGACCCTTGGTGCATCCGCCCCCGACGCCATCTTCGTCCAGACCGAGGACGGTCTCGGTGAAATCGACTGCCGCAAGTTCCCGCTTGCCCAGAACCTCGGCGATGTCATCGCCGCGCTGACTGCCCTGCGCGATGAAGACCACGAGTTCCGCACCGTGGTCATCGACTCCCTCGACTGGCTGGAACGCCTGATCTTCGATGAGGTCTGCAAGGAGTTCGGCGTCCGTTCCATCGAAAAGGCCGACGGTGGCTTCGGTAAGGGCTACGTGGATGCCCTCGTCCACTGGCGCAGGGTGCTCTCGCTCCTTGACGAACTCCGCAATAAACGCGGTATGATGGTCATCCTGCTCGCCCACGCGAAGGTGGAACGTTTCGAGGACCCGGAGAACACCGCCTACGACCGTTACGCTCCCCGTCTGCACAAACACGCGGCCAGCCTAATCTCCGAATGGGTCGACGCCGTGATGTTCGCGACCAAGCGGATGCGCGTCAGCAAGGACGGCGATGCCCGTGCCATTGCGTCTCCAATCGGAGCCGATGGAGGGGAACGCGTCCTCCGCACCAACGGAAGCCCTGCCTGCATCGCAAAGAACCGGTTCGGCCTGCCGAACGAGATCCCGCTGTCCTGGGACGCCTTCCTCCAGGCGTACCAGAACTCCGTGGCTCCGGCCTCATAAGGAGACAGTCACCATGTCCGACCATATCGCCATCGCAAAACACGATCACCCCTGCGACCTCTGCGGGGGGATCATCCCAAAAGGCAGCAAGTGCCGCATCATCCACGATGACTTCATGCCGAAAATCGTCTACTTCGAGCACCTCCGCTGCCCGACGGCCAAGGCGGTCCACGCCGATCCGCCGAAGCCGATGAAACCGATCAAACACAAAACCATTCCCGCGTTCTGTTGCGCGTGAACCCCAAATCGAAAGGATTTTTTACCATGGCTATTCTCAATTTCAACGCCGATGAGGTCACTCCCTCTTCGACACTCGACCCGATCCCCGCCGGCAAATACCAGGCCGTTATCGTTGATTCCGAGCTCAAGATGACCAAGAGCGGTACCGGCTCCTACCTGGAACTCACGTTCGAGATCATCTCCGGCGAATACGAAAAGCGCAAGCTCTGGTCCCGCCTGAACATCCGCAACACCAACCAGAAGACCGTCGAGATCGCACAGCGCGACCTGTCCGCCATTTGCCACGCGGTCAACGTGCTCCATCCGCAGGATTCCAGCGAGCTCCATGACAAGCCCCTGACCATCGCCGTCCGCCTCGTGAAGAACGACAACGATGACGAATATCGGAATGAAATCAAAGGCTACGCTCCGCCCGAATCGTCTGCTCCCGTCCAGCTTGTCGCACCCGCGAAGCCGAAGGCGAGCGCATCCGCAGCACCCCCGTGGGCAAAGAAATGAGGGCAGAATTCGAGATTCCGTGGCCACCGTCAGTCAACCATTACTACCGTCACGTGGGACCGAGAGTCCTGATCTCGCGTGACGGAAGAAAATACCGCGAAACCGTCGTGGCACAGTTCCAGGACAAGCCGCATCCGGAATTCAGGGGACCGATAGAGCTCTACGCCGAGTTCTATCCCCCTGATTCCAGGCGGAGAGATCTGGATAATCTGCTCAAATGCACGCAGGATACACTTCAACACGCGGGCCTCTATGGCGACGACTCACAGATCGCGCAAATCAATATCATCAAAAGAGAACCGATGCCCCCGAACGGGCTGGTCTATATAAGGCTTCAAGACTATCATGAACAAGCAGGAAAGTATTCGCACCAACCGTGACATCGTGCACGACTTCGTTACCCACATCGAGAACGAACAGATTCGTCTGATGTGCTTCCTGTGGAGCAGAGGCTATTCCGATGAGGGCGTGAAACGCAAACTGAAACTCACGTGGCCCCGGCTCCATGAACTCAAGGCGCAGGTCTATGAAGGCCTGCTCGACGCCGGAATCAAGCTGAGGTCGTAACGCATGGAACTCCGACTGTATCAGAAAGATGCGGTCGAAGCTGTTTACAACCATCTCCGGGAAAAAGACAACAATCCATGCGTGGTGATCCCGACCGGCGGAGGCAAAACCCCCGTCCTTGCGACCATCATCCGCGACGCCATCGTCAGATGGGACGGACGGGTGCTTCTGCTGACCCATGTGAAGGAGCTGCTCCTTCAGGCAGAGGAAAAACTCCGCATGATCGCCGGCGACATCGACATGGGCATCTACTCCGCCGGGCTCAGACGCAGGGAACTTGACCACAAGTGCATCCTGGCCGGAATCCAGTCGGTCTACAAAAGAGCCAAGGAGCTCGGATTCTTCAATCTGGTCATAATCGATGAGGTCCACATGGTCCCGAACGAGGGTCATGGACGATACCGGACGCTCCTTGCCGACCTCAAGGAAATCAATCCGAGCCTGCGGATCATCGGCCTCACGGCGACTCCGTACCGGACGACCACCGGGATGATCTGTACGGAAGACGGGATTCTGAACGAGATCTGCTACGAAATCAGCGTGAAAACGCTCATCGAGCAGCACTATCTCTGCCCGCTCCGCACCCGTGTCGCGGAAAACGAAGTCCAGACGGACGGCATCGCTATCCGGAACGGCGAGTTCGAGGCGGACGAGATGGAACATACCATGCGTGAGGGCGACAACGTGGAACGCGCCTGCTCGGAAATTCTTCACGTCACGCGGGACCGGCACTCCGTTCTCGTGTTCTGTGCCGGTATCGCCCATGCCGAGGACGTCATGCGTGAACTGCGGAAGTCTGGTGCACGGACAGAGGGCGTCTTCGGAGATACGCTCCCCGCCTTCCGGGCACAGTACATTCAGGAATTCAAGGACGGCAAGATCAAGTTCCTGGTCAACGTCGGTGTCTTTACTACCGGCTTTGATGCGCCGAACATCGATGCCGTGGCCATGCTCAGGCCGACGTGCTCGCCCGGGCTGTACTACCAGATGATCGGGAGAGGTCTTCGCCTCAGCGACACCAAGGAAAACTGCCTTGTCCTGGATTTCGCGGGGAACGCCATGCGGCACGGCCCGATCGACATGCTCGCCCCCGCCGCAAAGGAAGGTAAGGAACGCGAAGTCAAGCCGAAGATGTGCCCGCAGTGCCGGACCGTGGTCCCGCCAAGGACGATGCTTTGCCCCGAGTGCGGATTCGCATGGGAACCGGCGCCGCCAATCGAACCAAGCCATAACGCCAAGTTCGACCCGTCAGCGCCCATCCTGTCCGGGATGAGGGAAGACACGGTCTACGAGGTGCACGGCATGGATTTCTACGAACACCGGAAACGAAATAGCCCGGACGCTCCGCCGACCGTGCGCGTCGACTACCACATCGACATGCTCACGAACTTCTCCGAGTGGCTCTGCCCCGAACATACCGGCTACGCCAGAACGAAATTTGAACGCTGGTGGGCCAAACATGCCCCGGGATGCCCGCCGCCGCAGACAGTGAAGGACACCATCTTCCTTGCCAACGAGGGTGCCGTGAGCATGCCCAAAACCATCAAGGTCAGAACCGAATCCGGAAAGAAATTCCCGGAAATCATCGGCTGCACGCTCGAACCGAGACCAGCGCCGGCGACGGACGAGGAACTTGCGGCACTCCCGTTCTGACCGACAGCTTCGACAAAGTTAATTTGAACCTAAAATCTATCAACCACATGAAAGGAAACGAAACCATGAGTTGGGGAACCTATTATCAGTACAACGGCTATCTTTCCCATATCGGAAAGAACGAAATCGACAGCAAGCGCGAAGAGTGCAACTCCATCAACGACATGCTCTGG